AACTGCCTTACTTTATCAACAAAGCCATTGAACTTCTCAACCGCAATACCTAACCACTCACTAAGCCGACCTCCAGTGAGGTTGTTAAGGGTATCAAATGTTCCCTTGCTGATATTCACGATGAACTGCGACCAGTCCCGAAATGCTCCGGGTATGTCACCTTTGAGCAACTTATCCCAAGCGCTCCCCATCAGAGGCAAGTTATCACGTGTAACAGAGACCATTGAAGATAATCCTTCTGATAACTTAGATCGCAAGACCGATATAGCACTATCAACGATTCGTGTTAGAGTCGGGAAGTGCTCCTGAAAGAAATTGTGAATTGTCTCAAGCCCCGAACTACACTTCTCCCTCAGAGCATCGAATCCTGACCGTGCCTGTTCTGGCAATGAAGCGAAGAATGTGACTATCGTATTCCTGGCGGAAGCAGCCCAACTTGCGATAATCGAACCTGCTGTCGAGAGTGCACCTGCGATCTTACCTGGTAGTTCACTAAAGAATTGCGGCAGTCCAGCAAAGAACTCGACTATCCCAGCACCTAAATCCTTTAAGAACCCGGCTACTGCAAGGATACCGGCCTTTATCGCAGTACCAACTCGGTTGAGGACGTCGCGCATCCCAAACCAGTTGTATTTCCATGCAAGAAGAAGAAATGTCATAATACCAATAATAGCGAGGATAGCCCAGCCAATCGGACCAGCACCTATCAGAGCAGCAATCCCCCCGACTGCGAATCTTGTTATCGCGAGAATTCCAAGCCAAACGAATCTGAATATGTGGAGTAATGGCATAAGAATAAATCCAAATGCCTTCAAGAACGTAATGACAGTAGCTAACGAGCCGAGCAAGAGCAAGAAGGCACCGATTGCTCCCCGAACAGGTGCTGGTAGATTACGCCACCATCTATATAACCGCATCAGCCAGCCGATGATCCTGGCAAAGAACGGAATTAGCGGAGCCAGTGCAGTGTCGAGGAATGCCATGAAGATACTACCAAGCCCTCTAATGAATGTGGACAAGACAGTACTGCGGAGGATTATTTCCCTAACTGAGTAACCGACAGCGGCAGCCCAAGCTAACCAGCTCAGCTTCTGGACGAGAAGGTTGCGCTCAGTATCCCTCGTTGACCGCCTCGACGTCCGACCCAAGTCCTCAATGCCAGATGCAACATTCCGCAGTCCGGTGAGTGCCTGCGAGATTCTGGCAGTGATGTTATACACAAGCGAGAACTCAACCATTTCCCATACGTTCCGCCTCTCGGCGCTTCTCTTCCTTAATCAAAGTAAGAAACTCCATATACACAAGAACATCTCGGGCTGGCATCTTCCGAACTTCTAAGGGAGACAAACGCAATTCGCGAGCGAGCTGAACTTCGATAAAGTGCGAAGTATACTCATTAATTGCTCCATAGAATGCTTGCCGAATCTTGCGACGCTCATCTGATTGCAGAACGAAAGGACGTCAAGGGCAGATACCTTTCGAGTTCCGAACCCACAGATTCATCCAGCTTTTTGAGATTCTCTCTCGTTACCTCAAATGGAGCCTCGACGATCGCATACTGGGCAAGATCAAGAGTAAGCCCAGCCCAGTCTATTTCAAATTCACCTGAGCCTTTGATAATGACGTGTTTCGATAAGATCCGCTGACGTTCCAACCATGATATATTCTTCTTTATCTTGAACTTGAACTCCTTACCGTTACGCTTGATGACGACAGTTTCAATATCATTCTCGTCCACAAACAATTCGTTCATGCGAAATCACCCTTCGCCTCAATCTCTAAGTCCTTAAAGACTAAATTAACCTCAGTCTCAGTTAAGCCTTCCTCTGGAACTGGGTGCGGAGCCGTTCGAACCTTACCGTCCTTTGCAGTGATCTTGCAATAGTCGGTCGTGGCATCACGAGCAACTGTTGCCACTACATCTATCTCGGTCTGATTCAGTAGATAATCAAGAATCTTCCGATCTGAAGGATTCACGGTCAACCTGCCTGTTATCTCCCTACGCTTGTCCACGATCGCAGTTGGATAGCCATCACCAGCATTTGATTTCTGATACCTCTTTTCCTCAAGATTATTGTTGATTTCAAACTCCCACCGAGTGATCTGATATTCGCTGCCTCCAACTGTCACGATTGTATCATAGGCAGTAGCGAGATCCTTTCGACTTCCACTCGGGGTCGTCCATGAATCTACTGGAGGCTTCAACCCCACTATCTCGAACTCTGCTGTAAAGACTCCACCTTCTTCAGCCGCAAACCTTGCTCGATTAACATACATACCTCGATACTGACGCTTGACATTAGACTCGGCAGAATTGTAGATCTCTAACGAGAACGAAGGTAAAGGATGCTTGATCTTGTAGGTCGTCTTGCCACCCGAAACAGAGGAATCACCAAGCGCCATCTTGAAGAACGAAGCCGAATAAGGCTCGAACCGTATCCTGCCACGCACCGTCTTCCGAACAGGAATCACCAAACCAGGCACGAACTTGTTCTCCCAATACTTCGGCTCGAACTCCATCTCAGGTTCAGGAGTTTCAATCGTCAATATATGACCCGGAATGAGATAGAACGAACCTGGTGCTGAACCAGGACTCGACTCCTCTCCCCAACCAACTTGAGTAGTTTCCCGCATAAAGACCTTGACCATCGTTCACCACCTCTTACACTAATCGAACTCTAACTACTCATAGAACCTGATGAGACTGAATTCGAATGTGGGGTAGATAACAGCATGAGTCTCTTCGAGATTGAACTCTACCCGCTCAAGTTTCATAATATCTACACCTGCAAACGGATCACGACCTCCACCGCTGAATAGCGTATCCAAAACTATTTCCTCAATGGTATCCAACTCCTCGGCAATCGAAGAATAGACTGACATCTCAGCCAACCACGTGCGCCGTCTCGCTTTGTAACCTAACCCGACAACCTCGACTGTCTCGTTCGCGACATTGAATATGAACGAGGTATAGTTTCTGAGATCGAGAGTCTTGACCTCATTGACATTCCAATAGACCCGCTGTCTATTCTTCCACTCCGTATCTTGGTACCGAGCCTCAAGCACAGCCTGCCAATAGTTCTTGAAAGAATCCAGAATCCTCATATCAAACTCGCCTCCTTTCGACGCTGGATGATCGCACGACAGTCATCTCGATAATTCTCCGCTCGCTGCGCTATCTCAATCACCGAATTCACGCCCGCTGGTAATAAGTGCTGATACGCTTCGCTCTGCAAGATGTCCACGACCACGAGTTTGGTGCAAAGTTCACGAATATCCGCCGGCACCTCGGAGTAACCCCACTCATAGGACACTCGAATATCGAACCTGCGACCCCACCACCAGATGCGACGAACCTTCAAAACTGAATCCTCAAGTCGCCAGATGTTGCCTTCGCTGTCCTCTGTCCAGTCGCCCCACCACCAGTATCGGTATTCGAACTTAGTTATCTTTTGAACTGGCCGGTGATTGAGAAAAACCGGAATCCAGCCTATCGCCTGGGGTGTCCGAACATCGAGCGTGTGAACTTCGTTAGTCGTTGTCCTCTTCGTAAATGAGGTATTCAGCAACTCGTCAATGTATCGCTCCTTTGCTACCAGCCAGCGAGCTACCTCCTGTTCAGATGGTGTAGTTTCGTCTGTTATGTCCTGATGCAATAGAGTTGCAACTTCTAAGACTGAAGAGTATCGTGGAATTAAGACCTGAGGTAGAACTGTGAAGTAGCCCCTATCCAGAATCTTCGACCCACCGACTACGCCCTCAAACAGATAAGTCCACTGCTCAGCATACGAAATATCAAGGTCGGAAGGCACATTGTAATCGTAATAGTAGGATCCGAGAGCCTGACGACTGGCACTGTCCCGGTCAACGACCTTCGAACCTGAGTTGTTCCAAATAGAGACATAAACGCTATCAGGATCAAACAGGTCGCCATCCCAATCATAGAATTCCGCTCTGAGCCTGAGCGATTCACCTACCTCGACTGTTTCACCCATTTCGTCTATGGCTAAATTCGGGCGGTATAAGACAAAATCCAACTTCGGATATATTAAGATATAGAGTGCTCAATAAAATTGCGACTGTGGCTAAATATGAACATCTCATGCGAAATTCAAGACTCATCTTCGATTTCTATTATTTGGTGATTCAACTTCACCTCTTGTGACTTTGACTCTATGTCCACCTTCCGAGTCTTGTCTTCCTCCCTCATTTCAATCTTATCCTACGAAGACGTCTTAGAACTTTGACTCCTGCAAGGAGATTATAAATCTTAATCTTCCATCTAACTCTGCAGGTTAGAGACAATTCTACCCGATGCAGAACATCAAAGAATCTGGTCACAGAGAGTTGTAAAAGCTCCGCAGGACGCTTGATAAACACTCGATACCAGCTGTCAGCGAATCCAATGGCCTCAGTCGGCAGCGGCCTTGAAACATGTTTACTCAAGCTTTCAACCGTCGGCACCCGACTCGAGAGTCCCAACCAGTCCCAATGCCTGAATGACAGACTGAACTTGAGCGCCCTGGTCTCCTTCTCAGGCATACCTTTACAGACCCAATATGCATGCCCTCGCTTCATCTCTGTTCCTTTGGTCAGCGGGAAATACTTACCCGCATCATAGTCATAAGCATATACAGCACAACTCTCAAGCTCCTTAACTTCGAGCGAGCCGTCACCAACACCGATGAGATTCCAGCCGTCTTCAAGACTCAAAAGCATCTCCTCCCACGTCGGGGTAGGACATACTGATCCCTCTGGTAGAGTTACATCCCTATCATTTGGAATAGATACGTAATAGCCTTTCCCACATTCGAGCCTCGATGGTACATACCAGTATTGCTCCTTAGCGTTCCAAGCATAGCAGAACAGAGGCTCACCGAATAACTTAGCAGGTGATATATCCCCAATATCCCGCATGATCGAGACGAAGTTAGTGCCGTGCTTAAGATGGATCGTGTAGTCCGTAACCTCTGGATACGTGTCCGACCCCAAGACTTTGTAGGTGCTTGTGATAAATAGCCTCTTCGTAACTCGATTGATGAAGCTCTCAAATGCAGATAATGATGCGGTGAGAGGCTTCGACACCAATGCCTCACGAATTGTCCCAAACGTTAAGCTCAACGTGCGAGTTAGCTCCACGAGGCTCTTTCTCAAAACGCCTATGGACAGTATCTCAGTCAGTCGTCCTCTGAAATGCTTCACAAGCAACTCGGCTACCGGAAAACTCTCCGACACAGCAAGCCAGTCCCAAGCATTGAATCTATCCGAGATTGTAAATCGAGATGCGCCCGGAGTACCCTCTAATATCCAATAAGCATGTCCTTTCCGTAAAGTCTCACCTTCAACAACTGGATACCATTCGTCCTCAGCCTCATCGTATTTGAGAATCAAATTATCTGCATCCTCAACTTCCATATCCGAATAGATACCCACGAGATTCCACGAGCCCTTTACCAACGAGTCCTTCAGCTCCTGCCACGTGTAAGCACTACAAGCATCACCTGTAAGATCAACCGCTTGAGTTTCAGGACTGTAAACAAAATAACCAGCCTTATCGCAACTGAACGACTCATAAGGAGGCACCAGGCACCAGCCAGCCTTGCTGTCATAACGATAAACAACCATTCCCTTCGAGATCAGTTTGTTCACACTATCAATCTCAAGATTCGCGAAGTAGTTCCACCCCTTCCTGAACGTGTAATTATGCCCACCTGCGATTGGCAGAACAATCGGATAGGTTGGATGTCCACCGTAGGTCAGCCAGTTCAGCGCCTTCAGAAACTCCTTCTTAACCGACTCGCTGAGAGTAATAGAGAGGCTACGAACTAAACTAAATGAACATTTTCGAGTAACTGACGCCCCCATTGATTCGAGGAGTCCGATCCAATCATAACTGAACATCTGTGTAGCGAATGAGAGCGCATCCCTCAGCTTGGTCTGCACCTGAGAAATCCTGCCAATCGTAGTATCCAACGCAGCTGACAATCCCTTTCGGACATTGAACTTTGGTAATACCTGAATGCTCCCGAGATAATCAGACAAAGGCAGCCAGTCCCATCCCTTGAACGACAAAGCCGCTGAAACTGACGACATTAAGGACTTAATCACCTCATTTACCCGAGTAAGAGCGAGACCGAAAGATTGAGACAGCACCTTCTTGAAATAACCAACTCTGGACAGACCGATATTGAGTACCTCCTCACCCACTCGTATAGGAATAGGTGGACTATCCTCAATAATCATCCGATCGTCATCCATCTCATGATGAGCCTCAAACTCCGGTCTCATTCGAAATGCCCAGAGGTGACTGTAATCTCCTGGAGGATTCGCTTGAAGCAAGAAGAGTTGGGAAGTACACCTGTCATAGAACATCGGACCTTCGACATTGCTATCAATATCCCGCAGAGATAACCAACGCCAAGACCCAAAACTCTCACTCACCTGAGCAACAGCAGACGAAGACTCCGGCTTGATAAAGAGCGACCGAGAATGAGAATTCCACGCAATTGCTCCTATCTTAAAACTGAGTCCTAACTGCATCGATCTACCTAAATCGTTTCTATCAAATCGAGTTATATGATACGTATCAAAGACATAAACGTAGTCAGGAGTCAAGACTGGCTTCGCGAAGATGTGACCCTTATCGGTAGACCAATGAACCACCTTAGACGGATGTCCAGGATCGCTGGTTGTGAGTTTAATAAGATAATGACAATCCGAACGCGTGCCTGCTATAAATAGCTCATTACCATCCGCCACGAGATAAGGACGATAGGAGTCAACTTCTTCACCAGGCTCGAAGAGACCAACACCGCCATCTTTCAAGATGAAGTAACCAAAGCCTGGCTGCATCTTCTCGTCCTTTTGCAAGTCGAACCAGCCTCCTTGTGAAGTACCCCAAGCCATCACCCGATGATAATAATCCCCAATCTCGATATCTTGTGTGCCAACACCTACTGAATTCCAGCCCGGCTGGAGATTGCTTTCAATGGTAGCCCAATCAGTGCTGTATTCTGTTCCACTAAGTTCGATTGTCTTCTCTCGACCTGGTGGCACATAAACAAAGTAAGCCTTACCTGGGCTGAGTGTAGAAGGATTCAGAACCCATTTCTGTTGAACAACGTCCCAGTCCCAGATCCAGATATGCGGACCTAACATATCCCATCGGTCAGGGTTCGCAGGATAGATCGGTAACGAAATGACCTGCCAACCTTCTTTGAGATGTATCCGATACATATCTCCGGCCCTCTCAACCTCTGGCGCAGTTAGCTGACCATCACGATACCTACGTCTTACCCTGAATAGGAATAAAGGTCGTCGAGCAGTGAGGTCACTTTCATAGGCAGCAACATAAAGATTATCGCCTGCAATAGCGAGTGAAGATGGCCGGATCGGACCTGTATCGAACTCGCGTTCACGCCAAAGCTCCCGACCAGTTGCCCAAAAATCACCCACATCTATTCGATGAACAATCAGCTTATTGCCCACTCCGGTTGCCGGATGATCGGATACAACATAAGCATAATCACCATCCGAGACTATGTCCCTCGGCGGCGGTAAGACTTCACTTGAAGGAATCTCAACGAATTTTCCCGTTCCCGAGACCTTATCGAATTGGAATACGTAGGCATCACCAGTCTCCCTCAACGCATATAGATAGTCCCTATCATCAGAAATATTCTTACCGAAATTCTTAAAGTCAACTTCGGAATATTCAAACGAATGCGCAGGCTTGAGTCGAACATCCGAGACTCCAGAATCCTCATCGAGGTCCTTTTTCAACCTTAATTCAGTATTTGGAAGAATGCCAACCTTCGGCGTTGGCTCAGAAACCCAACCTATACGACCACACGAGAACGTTGTCGGGCTGCCCGCCCAGTGAATCCAGATCTCCGGCTCACGAATCAACATGAAGTAAGGTGTACGATCGAAGCTCACCTCCGCCACCTTATGAAGATCAAAAGTAAATACTACTATCTTGTTCACGCTTGGACAGCTGAGGTAAAGATAATGACCATCAGTTGTCATATAGGGGAAGGAGTAATCGTTTGCCTGATAATAGTCACCAAGATAGACCGACTGGACTATCTTCCATTCAATCAAATCAACTTTGAATAGCACATGACCCATCACGATATACGCATGAGGAAACCGAACAAAGAGGTATTCGCACTCACCGCCTGCTCGATCAACACCCTCTACTTTCAAGATTCGATAATCTATCGGATCCTCATGTCGGAAATCTATAAGATAAGTCCAGTTGAGAGCATTGTAAGGGCTATAAATGTGTGTCAGACAACGGATCTCGTTATCCAACAGATAAGAGCGCGGTGGACTCAGATAATTTGCGGTTGACATGGTTACCTCAGAGCAACTTATCCATTCGTTCCACCACAGATTTGTCTCTGAAAAATGAATCTTCTGAAGCTCATCTGTGTCAGGATTCCACTTCGCCAGCCAACGCCAACCATAACCCGAAAAATAGAGATGCTCACCTACAGCAGCGACCCAGAGGGAATGAACATCCTCACCAAAATTGATGACGTGCTTTGTATACGACCAGTCATCGGGATCAATCTCAATCCCCACAATATCCTCATCGGTCGCACCTCGTGAAAAGTAATCGGTGGTCCAAAGCTTGCCCTTGCGCCAGGCCAAACCGTGAACCCATTCATTATTAGTCCATTCAAGATAGGAATAGTCTGTTAAGTCTTTCTTAACCCGCTGTGTATAGGAATCATGTGATGTGAATATCCAATCCTCCCAGCCTGGAACCTTATCGAACAGCCCGCAGCTACCATCACCAATAGTCGAATAATACGACTCTGCAAAGTTGCCCGTTGCAAGCCGCTCCCGTCCGTGGCAGGCTTGAATAGCAGTATAAAGGTTGCCCACAATTGGTCGATTGACCTCGTAGGTCAGGATTTGCTTGTCCGGCTGCAATGTAGAGATTAGTGGAAAATTATTTGCTCCAAAGTAAGAGACAGACCATCCAGCCTCTGACTCGAAACTCGCTCGACCTAATACCCACCAGGAGTCGCGGAACTCTAAGAACTCAACATGAGGATTTCCCTTAGCGTCGAAATAAAAGTTCCGTAGCCGAATAGGATTCGCAGTCCGCCGTATCTCTCCTCGGAACCTGAAGCCGCCAGACTCCAGCTCAAAGACTGCCACACTTCGAGGAAGATGAGACTGTAACCGAACCTGCACAACGATAAAGACCCGTCCAGTCGCATCAAGTGCAATCTTCACATCCTCGACAGTAACGCCCGATACCCTGAAAGGATACTCAATAACATTAGAGGGCGATTTCAGTTCCCGCTGAACTATCTTGATAACTGGCAACCCGGTCTCAAGTCCCGAGACTACTGAATATGCATATCGGTTGTCTACAACCCAGTCACCTAACTTTACATTCTGAAGATTCAGGCTCTCCCCTATATCCAACTGGAAGTTATCAAACGTCATGGAACCACTCTATACCAGCGCTCGTTGCTCTCAACATCTACACAAAAGACACGAAACCCCGACTCTATCGCCATGACCTCAAACGATCGGAGCGCCTTCGGTATATCATAATGCTTAACTATCCAGTCTGAGACCGCACCCCAACGACCAACCTCAAGAAATATTCCTACCAGTTTTGTTGGAAATAGCCGGGAGTAGAGAAATGTACCAATATAAGGCTCGCTGAATCTCGACTTCGGAGTTAATCCGCCTTCATATTCGAAGAAGCCATATACCTCAGGATTAAGATCGAGATAGCCTCCGAGCTCAAAGGTTATAGAGCTATAATCTCCCTCGCTCCACGCATCCCAGATTCGAGTTACTGAGGTTTCTCTGATAAGAATATACCAGATATAACCATTAGCTGCCCGCATAGGCGCAGAAACCCACCTCCACGACCAATGAGGATCGTATATCTGCCAGGCAGGTTGATGATTGAACGATTCCCGCCACGCTATTGACTCACTTAGCTCACAAACTACTTCGCCCATAACCTATATTGTCACAATCTCCAGATACGGTCTCGCACTATTATCCGAGTTGGCAATTGAAGCAACCGACGCAACGTCCGTAGTTTCTCCTTTCATAAACACCCCAAAGAAGGTGGCTCTACTATCCGCGAGCAGACTCGCAACATCCGCAGCTGCAACATAACCAAGGTCAACCACTTTGTCACCTGTTGACTGCAATGCATCCGAATCCTCCACGTATAACCCGAACGGCTCTTCACCAACAACGAACCGCGAAGTGTTCCAACCATGAGCCCAACAGTCCCAAATCCCATGATAACTCAGCTTTCCGATATTAAGCAACTGGGAAGCCGCTGCAGAAGTCACCTGAAAATGGAACTTGACAGCAAGAACCTCTGAAACTTCCCTCGGTTCGATCAAAAATGAAAAGATAGCCCAGCCAACATCTGAAATGCTGACCTCTGTGTTCTGGCGTGCAATGTTGCCCGCATCATCAAAGTTCAAATCGTGGATATACTCCCAGCGAACTTCGATCATTAGCAACTAACAACGTAACGAAAACAACCTCTAACTAATCCCGTATCTACGATAGACTAATCGTCCACTCAATCTTTAATACATCATTCGCTCCTTTTGTTATCACTCCGAACGTCTGCCTGTTTAGCATCGTCCCCCCACTGCTGGCATTGAACAATCCCGCCTCTCTTATCTCGCCCGTCCCGACACCAGCACCGAACGTCGACAAATTCGTGAACTCCTTTGTGCCCGCTGTATGCGAATAGACCCCGCTCACTCTGGCAACTTCAGCCTCTAATGCGGTATCACCTGACGATGGCGATGTCGAGCCTGTCCCAATCGCGCAGTAGCACATACTTTGCTGCACTGACTCGCCTATCTGCCTGCATAGGTAATCGAACCCGGCGTCGGTAATAAGATTCTCAGCCTCACGAACCGCTTTTACCCTACCGTCTGGCCCTATGAGAGTTATTCTTGTCTTTCCTTTGACTATTATTTTTCGTTCCCTTGCTTCCATTAGCCAACCTCCTCTTTCTTTTATCTAAATCCAACTTCTCGTTTAGCCAGTTCAGGAATGCTCGTTTGCCCCGTCTGCCTCTTATAAGATGCACCGAGACTTCATCCACAAGATCAACCTCTTCGCGCATCTAAGACTTCCCTCACCCCATGTTCGGCTTCAATGACATTATTACGTAGATTGTACTGGTAGACTTGGATGGAGTCCACGATCCCGATGGCACCGCACTTACGGCACCTGAAATATTTGATCGGACCGTCCCACCAGAACTCGAATTGCTCCGAGTCCATCTTTCCCCAGCTGCCATAATGCCCATACTCCGGTAAGTATTTGAACTCAGAAAGATCGTGAGAAGGACGCCGCGGGCCCAAGTGATCGTGATTATAATGGTAGGAAACTGCCTCTGGATTATATACGAACTTCAGACCGAGCCTGGACATCCTCAACGCAAGATCGTAGTCCTCACCGCCTGTTCCGCCATTGTAGCGATTATCGAAGCCGTTAACCTTCTCGATGTATTCACGCGGAGCTGAAGCATTTGCAGTCCAGAACATTCCGTAGTCAACAACTCTCAAGACACCTCGATTTCTCTTATCGTCTTCACAATTGAAGCCGTCCTTGTCACAGTCAACCTTACGACCACAGACACCATAACCAAGCCTAAGATATTTGAGGTGCTCTTCCAACAGATCCCCAGATGGTCGCTGCCAGTCATCGAAGAATAAGACATACCATGTATTGTCATCGAGATATGTAAGCAGTTCATTACGCGCCCATGCTTGGTTCATGAATGTGGTCTTCGGAAATGTTCGCTGCTTATGGAAAACAACTCTTAACCTGTCCTGGAGTTCGAACTCTTGCTCTTCATAGTCCAGCATCAACACTCTGATAATCGTAGGCACTGACACTTGCACCTCTTCCCAATACCGTAGAAACCGATCAAGTTCCGGCCGATTGGTTATGATGTGGACCTCAAGCATAGTACCGAAATTTCGCATCAGATGCACAGATTTAAACGAGATCGAAATTTTCTTGGCTCACCTATGTTATTCATCTTCTTACTACGATTTCTCACCAGATGCACATATTTAGCCATCATCGCATCAGAACACAACTAAGCAGCGTGCCTGGTAGTTCTTTGTAATCCCCTGATGCAAGCACCTCGTCCCTGACAGCAGCGACACTCTTCATATCTACATCATGAAGAATTAGATGACCACCAACAACCAGGTACGGAGACCAGACCTCCACGTCCCGCTTAACAAACCAATAACGATGATCGCCATCAATGAATATCAGTCCGAACTTATGGTTGGAATTCCACCGCTGACCAACTAACTCAGAATACCCGACAATAAAGACCACATAGGGAAGTAGATTCAACTGACGAAGACTCTCCAATGCCTCTGGGTAGGTCGCCAGCTGCCGAGCACCGTAATCCAGATGTAACTCACTGAAATCTTCACGATCTCCTTCCAACGTCGGTGAATTACCGTACTGATTCTGGGGATCAATAGCAAAGCACTGAACCCTATTTGGATTCGCCCTTATCGCAGCAGCCAACACACAGGTCGAACAACCCGACTTCGAGCCTATCTCAAGAACATCCTCTGAAGCTTGGCTTGCCAGATCGTATAGAAGATGGGCATCGTCTTCCCTGATCATACAACGTGAACCGAAGTAGCTAAGAATCTCCTCAATCATCGTCGCTCAAATATCAATAGCAGCTTCCAATGGAAGAGCGGAGAGCCAAGCACATTCGTGCGCTTATAGAAGTCTATAACAGCTCTTGACATAAATTCGAACTCCGGACT